ACCCACGCAAGATCATCGTCGAGTATTACTAGGTCAGCGATACCACGGAACCAAACGTCCTTGGCATAGAAGTCACAGACTTCTAGGTTCTCTGTTACACCCAGCTTTATCTCGCATAGTTTTTTGCCCTTGCGGTTCTTTAGTGATACCAGTGCCTCTTCCGCAAAGCCAAACTTCTTAGGCACAGGTACGTCTGCACCTACAAAGTCTTCTGCCATCTTGTGGAACGCGGAGCCATACAAAATAGCCTCAGTCTGTTTAAACGGAAACTCTTTGAGTATCTTCTCATGGTAGAACTGCTTAGGACATTGCTCAAATGCTTTGATCCTGCTGAAAGACCACGGCGATACTTTAGTCATTCTTAGGAAACCTTTCCATAAAATGCCCTTGAGCTTCTTCGATTGAGGCCCCCAACATAGCTAACAGCACATCTTTCATGCGGATGGGGGGCCGCCCCCTCGTGCTGTTGTATTCCATATGCAGTTTTATGGCCATTTCTAACCGTGCGTTTGTTGCTTGCCACAACTCGTCATCTAAATTCCTAGACATTATTCACATTCTCCATATGATTTGCCTGTGCCACTTTCACAGGTTATAGGTAATCCTTCGGCCCAATCGGGCGTCTGGCTCATGCACTCTTCCATGTACGCTTGTGCTTCATCTAGTTCTTCGTCACGTACACAGGTAATTATTGAATCATGTACAGTTAGCACAGCCTTGTACTTCTTAGCAAGGAGTATCATTTGGTGCCCTATGATACAACGTGCAACAGCTTGGCACACGTTCTCGACAACTTTGCCGCCGTATATCCTGTTCGGTCCTTTGCGGGTTCGGTAGGTATACTCATAGCCACGTTCGGATTTCTCTGCGGCTAGGCCATGATAGAACATGGGTAGACCAGAAGGTAACATGATGGCGTTCTTCCGTGCGTCTACTTGCAAGACACCTTCCTTACCAAACTGTACGCTATCGCCACGAGCCATATACTGCACCATGTTGTTAGCGTCACGCCATAACTGGCTGATAGCTCCGTTGGTACTGCGGTAGATGTCAATGATACGCCGCGCTTCTTCAAGCTCTATGTATACACCCATACCTTGCAACTGTACTTGGAACTTGACCGCACCCATACCGTAACCGGCACCGAGGATTGTAGTCTTGCCCACGAACCTTTGGTCCTTGCTCACCCCATCTACTGGCACGTTATATATACTGGACGCCATGTGCTTATACACATCGTCACCCTTGGCGAAGGCGCTAGTCAGATCATCTTGCCCTGCTAGCCATGCCAACACACGCGCTTCGATCTGCGAACTGTCACAGTCAATCAGAGAATACCCTTCGGGAGCCACAATGCTACGCTTTAATTTCTTACCGTTCGGCCCACGGCTTGGTAGGTTTTGCAGATTGATCTTATCGTCCCCGCCCCACCGTCCAGTGTGTGCTGCATAATATCTTACAGGTACGGGTAGAAGGCCACGAGCAGAGATGTCTATGAACCTTTGCGTCCGTGTTTCTTCCAAGGTACTTTTAGTACCCAAACGTGCGGCTACTAGAGATTGTACCTTATCGTTCTCATGTGTGAGCAACGCCTTGAAACCCTCGTCTGATTTGGCAAACGCGAACGTCTCCTTGTCTGTCGTCGGGCTAATCTTCATAGGCGGATCAACATTAAACCCCTTCAGCAATTCAGCGAACTTAGGGTTAGACATAAGCTCTTTCTTATCCGTCACCCCTGCATCTACTAACAGCTTACTCTTACGCTCTTTAATGTCGTCGAGGTGCGAGGCTAATAGGTCGGCATCCAACTCTAATGAGGGTTCAGTGTACATACGCAAGGTGAGGTCGATCAACTGTAGCTCCGACTTAGGAAACTTACGTGCCATAATACTAAACAACTTATAGGTTAGGATCACGTCATTGATGCAGTAGTCCCCGTACGCTGCTAATGCTTCGGGTCCAAAATCTCCGCGCAGCAGACCCTGCGCAGCCAATACTTCTGTCCCTTTAACGCCTATGTCGTACCTTTCAGATAACGCCCCGAGACTTGCGCTAGCTTCAGTCCCATGTAGCGCACGGGCAATGCACAGAGTATCGGTATACATGCGAGGGCGAATATCAAAACGCCAATTAAGAATGGCACCATCAAACATAGTATTATGACAAAGTAACATAGCTTTGCCCCAGTCGAAGGTCTTGAGGTACTTTTTAATCTGTTCATGCGTTCCACTAGCCCACTCCGTTTCCCCGTTGTTTACTCTTACAGCCACGCCGATCACCTCAAAACGAGGATCACGGACGTAGGCTTCTGTTGTCATCTTACGCAGAGAATAATCTTTGTCGTAAAATGTTTCAAAGTCTAAGGTTATGAGGTCCATTACGCGCTCACAAGTTCACCGCCACAGGCTAAATAACCCGCACCGTCAATGAAGTTATCCATATGGCGTGGGTTGGATTTGATACGCGCTACCTTTAGCAAGGTCATCATCACTGCTACATCGTGGGCGTCGATGCGTTGGTCTAGGTGGACCGACCAGTAATCTGCAATGCGTTGAAAGTTGTCTTCCATGTCACCGTGGTCAGCCGCTCGGTCCTTAGTCACATATTGCTTGGCTGTGTCTAACACGTCACCGCGTGAGTATGAACGTGGCTCGGACCCGGCACGTATGTCTTCTACCGCAACAGAGCTTAATATTCTGGATGGCGTACCGATCTTTTGGAACAGTTTGTACACGTACCCGTAGGATGTTTTGGTGGCCTTCGCAACTTCGCTTACCGAGGCTAGCGGGTGGTCAACTTTGTATGCCCAGATTTTTACTGCTTTGCTTTTCTTAATCATGTCGTTCTCCCTTTATACTTATACGTACGTCGTTAGTGGCGTCGGCAAACAGTGTCACCACGTCCCCGACCTTTGCGCGTTTAGCAATCCCCTTGATTGAAAGCAGTTCATCGCCGCGTGGACGTCGGTATATACGCAACTCTGTTTTTGTACCGTCATCAAAGATAGCTTCACTATAGGTTGCCTTTTGTCCGTTGTTTAACTCGTCGTAACTTACAGGCAGGTGTTCTTTAACGAACGCAAGCACAGATTTGTTTGCATCTATGATACTTTTGGTGAGCATCCGTTGAGTTAGTTTTATAATTGCCACAGTAGCCATGTCGTTCTCCTTGGTTACTTTTTAAATCGTTTCTTAGTCCGTTGCGCTACGTACTGGAAAAGCCCAACCCGTGTTGCCTTGTTTTTGAATAGCCGCTTTTGCACGAGGTTTACCAAACCCGCGTTTGCCGCTGCGAGGGCATCGTTCTTAAACAGCCCCCCTGCGTATATCCCAACATGATAAGTTATAGTGTCACCATGTTTGGTTGTATTTAAAGCGTCAGTGAATGCACTTTTGTTCTTTGCGTCCAAAAGGTCTAACTCGATCATATTTATTGCCTCTCCTGTTTTGTTAGGTGCCCCACCCTAGAAGGCAGGGGCTAACCGTCTCGTGGTTTCTCCGATATGGTCACAATGTTTTACGCTGAACGCGATAGGAGACTTTGCCCATACTGTTGCGGATATTTTCACTATGAATTGGCCTCTCACAACTTAGCCTTAGTGTTGCTATTATTTGGATACAGACCAGCGTGATAGAACTCTTGTAACAGAGTCCATATTTTCTTCATTCACTATTAGGTCAAGCCCACCTGCATGGTTGATTTCTTTTAAGTTCTTCTCTTGCAGGGGTGTGGCTGTGTTCTTGCCAGCTTTGCACTCGAACCCAAAGAAGAACCCTTTGTAACACCCTACTATGTCAGGCACACCGCTTTTGCCGTAGCCGCCGGTGGCTGGGTAGAAATAATACGCGCCTAATTCTTTTAGTTGTTTGACAACAACCTTCTTAACTTTTGCTTCGGGGGTCATAGTAATCTCCATTGATACCAGTAGTGGGGGTGGCGCTAACCACCCCGTTGAGTTTCGGGCACCTGCCCGAATTTAGGGGTACACCCAATATAGATAAGGACTTAGCTTACTGCCCACACCTTCCACATCGCTTAGTGGTGGTGGGACATCCAGCATAGACAGCACAGCCAGCTTATATTGTATCCATAAAGGTAGCTCGTCCACAGAAGCATAAGTACCGTCAACACTCCTGTCAAGCGGATACATACCAAAACATTCCACGGAGACAGTTTTAGTTTTGTTTGATAGGATTATTCGGTATGTACTATCGTCCGATACACTCACGTTGTAACATCTTCTACATAGAGGTAGAACATATTCTCACTTACCTTGTACCCAACGTCTTCTACGAAATCTCCATCCTCACACATAGACATGACTGCGATATGACCCATAAGTTCTTCGGGTAGTTCTTTGGCAAGCCACGTCCGGTTGTGGTCTCTGTCTACCTCGAACCTGTAACTTGATATGTCCTTTACCCGCACAGTGTCCACACGCTGTTCGCCGTAGCTCATGGTATACGCACGTACGAAGTCCATGGGCACAGCATCGGCAGCGGCAAACCGTGAGAAGACCTTCTTCTTGGCAAGCATGTCTTGGATGGCCGTGCCCAACTCAGGGTTTGAGAAGACATGTCCACTTAACATCAGGTAACCTAGCTCACGTTCGAGCGCGTTACTACATAAGCCCCTACTTCCGGTTT